AGACCACGCGCCCGCTTCAAATTTCTTTCTGAACTCTTCAACCAGCGCGCTCTTCAGCAGGGTCTGGTACTGCGTCTCGTAGTTGATGGGCATGCCGGCATCGTTCGGCTGGCTGGCGCCGAGGGCGAAGTCGCGCTGATAACCGCTGATGAAGACCATTGAGGCCATCAGGAACAGGTCGGGCAGGTACGTGCTGATGAATGTCGTCACGTTCGATACCGAGAGCGAGTCAGGGCGAACGGTGCCGACGATCTCCACGCTGTAGTTGGCGTTCGGCCACGGCGCGATCAGAGCCGTGTTCTGGTTCAGCATCGCCATCCACTGCGGGACGCCTGTCGCGCTGGGGGAGGCGTAGACCGTGTCCATCCAGACTTTGGTCGTCGGCAGCAGGTTGACGCGCGTCCCCGCGTCGGGGTTCGCGGTGCCGACGGGGGTGATGACGTTGATCTCCTGCACCGTCACGAACTGGGAAATCGGCCATGTGATCTGGCGGCTGCCGGTCGCGCACGCGAACCCGGAGGCCGCGGTGACGGTCGTCAGCAGGTCGAGGTCGCGGTAGATGCGGTTCTCGGCGTAGGTGATGCACTGCGGCAGGTTGGCGACGAAGTTGACGTCCGCCGGATCCACCACCGCGAGGTTGGCCAGCTCGGTGACGAACGTGGCGTAGGTCAGTCCGGTCGTCATTTCAGCCCCCTATCCACGGGCGAGTTTTTCGAGCGCATTGGTCTTCTGCGCGGAGCCGGCGGAGCTGCCGACCCAGTATCCTACCACTGCCGTGAATGAAGTACCAAGGCTGCCCAGCATGATGTTGGCGAGCGTCTGGGAACTCTCGGGGATTTCTTGGCGGATCACGACGTACAGCATCGCGAAGAAGCCGACCGTGATCAGTATGCTGATGATCGGCGCGCCCCACGCGATAGCCGAGCCGGCCTCGGCGAGCTTTACCGTCTGGTTGCGGGCGTTCTGCACGTCCGCGAGCTGCGCCTGCAGGGTGTCGAATTCCTGCCGGCGAGCGTCGGCCTCAGCCTGAATCATCGCCATCTTGAACTGCAGGGCGAGGTTGGGGTCCGCGGCGATGGCCCTCTCGATGCCGGCGGCGTCGGAGGTCCCCAGAAGATCTTGGGCGATGCCCGTGATCTTGGATACGGCGGCGCCGGTCTTATCGCCCATAAGCCAGCTGGCGACGGTCGGCGCGAGGCCGAGCAGCAGAGGGAGGAAAGGCATTAGGAGGGTGCTCCCTGTGCGTAGCGGAGATCGCTCAAGAACCCGTGGTGGTAGCCGGCGATCAGGTCGGCTTTGTCGGTCCCATTTATTATTTTCCGTGCGCCAATCGGGTCGTCTACCGTGTCGTTGAAGTACATCTCAAGGCACTTGCCGGTGAAGTCGCCGACGGTGCTGTCTGCCTTCATCATACCCTCGAACATGATCGCGGCGGCGATGCGCGGGTCCATGGCGAGGTCGAGATTGGCCAAGAGATCAACGCCCAGCAGGCGGCCCATCTTCTTGTAGTTATCCTCCCATGTGAGCTGCACGTAGCCGCGGCCATACCACGGGTAATAGCGCAGGTTCCGGCGGCGCCACTCCTCCGACAGCCAGTAGGCTTCGCGAACCGGCTGCATCGTCATGTTCGTCTCGTGATAGGTCGTGGCGAGCATGTAGGCCAGCCAGCGCAGGTCCGTCAGCTTGCGCACCTCCCACTCGTCAAGAATGGCGTCGATGCCGTTCACCTGATCCTGTGTGAGCGTGCCGCTAAACAGGTCCGGGCGGATGCCGTCGAAGAAGACTTTCCGGTTCGTGCTCATGGGATTCTCATGGACAACTGGCCTAACAGGATCAGGCCGACGTCCTTCATGGAGTCAACAATCGTCCCGCCCGTGAGGATCAAAGTGCAGATCACGACGAAGCCGCCGACTGAAATGAAGCCGATCAAGTCGGCTCGCCATCCACCCTTCATTGCTTTTGCTCCCTTAACATCGTCACGACGAGACGGCCTTGAGTACCGCAAAGTTTATCACCAACGCCTCCGAGAGATTTCCACCCGTTGTGTTCGTGAGCGTCACTGTTGCGCTGCCAGCGTTTGAAACGCCTCTGATTGCGTAAGCGCCGACTGTGCCGCCGGAGTTGTGTTGAAAAAACAAAACGTCGGTCGCGGCGATGTTGCTGTTGGTCATCGTGAAAGAGACAGACGCACCAGCATTAAGCGCGTCGTTGAATGTGGTGACGACGCCCGATGGATTGTTCAAAACGCAGGTCGTGGCCTTGCTCGTTAGCTGCGTTACCGCGCCGCCAGCCCCGGTCCCATAGCCAACGCCACCCGCCGTGGCTGCCGTGCTTTTGATCGCTCCGGTGCCAGTGAGGTTGGCACCCGAAGAGCCGTCGCCCTTCTGCACGAACAAAGCGCCAGCGTTCCAGACGAGCCTGCCGTCCGACGAGGTTGCGCCGCCAAACCGTACCGCCGAAGAAGTCGCGGTAACGATGCTGGCCTCCAAAGGGGCGTTGGCGCTGCTGTTGCCTTTCTGAACGATGAGTGTTCCGGAGTTATTGATTAGCCGCGTGTCGGTAACAGTCGCGCCACCAAGATACACGGCCGCACTGGTTGCGGTGAAGATGCTCGCTTCGACAGGGGCGTTGACGCTGCTGTCGCCTTTCTGGACCACCAGTTTTCCAGAATTATTGGCTAGGCGCGTGTCGGTAACAGTCGCGCCGCCCAGATACATGACCGAAGAAGTCGCGGTAACAGTACTCGCTTCCACAGGGGCATAGGCTGAAGTGTCGCCCTTTTGAACAACGAGCTTGCCGGAATTATTAGCTAGGCGCGTGTCGGTAACAGTCGCGCCGCCCAGATACATGACCGAAGAAGTCGCGGTGAAGATGCTGCCATACGCTTGTGCGTATGCACCCCCGGCACCCGTCTGGAAAACGACCGTGTCGTTGTTTCCTGCGATGCGCGCGTAGGAAGCAGTCGGGTAGCCTAAGACAACCACAGCGCCGCTTGCCTGCAGGATGTTGCCGCGAACGGTTCGCTCTCCACTACCCAGCGACGCGGAGCCGACGCCTTTGTTCCGCATGAACTGGTCGGTGTAGTCACCCATCCATTCAGCACCACGAAACGCTGGATGGATGCCGTCTGCGAACCACGTCGTGCTGGAATGCGGCAGCGACATGATATCGGTGAAATCGAGGACCAGATCACCGGGGATGGTGCCGTCACGGACAGCCTGAGATACCGTATCAACGTGCGTGACGTAGGCGACCGTTCCGCTGGTAAACGGCTCAAGCACGTTGATGACGATATAGCCGTCTGCTTGGGCCGCCACCGCGATAGACGTCAGGTTGTTTATGGAATGCGTAGTCGTCTCGCCGTCGATTGCATCCGCGTAGGAAAGACAATCGAGAAAAAGAAAAGCGCGGCCCGTGTTGCCAGTAACCGCCGGAGAGATGTCGTGAGGAGCCGGGATCACTCTGCCGTTGTACGACGTTCCCGCCGTGTAGGCCGCCAGCTGATCGGCGGTGCGAGCGCCGTCTTTGCTGCAATTCCAAAACGTGCCGCGATCAACGGCCCACTCGCCGCGGGAAAAAACATCCGGCCAGCAACCAGCGAGGCCGCCCCAGACCAAACTCTCGGAGGCGTAGTGCGTCCCAGATTGCGTGCCACTAAAGTCGAGGGCCGCGCCGCCTGCCGTTGAGGAGACGGTGTAGTTGTCAGCGTCAATGACGGTTTTGACGTAGTAGACCACCGTTGAAGTGACTATGGGCGTCAGCGTCGTGCCGCCGGAGGAAACGCTGAACTCAAGGGGTGTGTTTGCCGCGTACCCATGTGCGACCTGCGTGACCACGCCGGGCGTGCCAATGGTCATCGTTATCGTATTGACGACACCAGCACCACCGCGCGGAATCGACGTGCCAAGCCAGACGAACAACTGGTCCGCTTGATCCTGCTTCCAACCGCCGCTTGTGGCGGCGTCGTAGAGACGATTGTACCGGCCCGCCGCGCCACTGGTGCATTCGACGACAAACTCGTCGTCTGCCGTCGTGGTGGATCCCACGACCCACTGCCACATCCCGGCGGCTGATCCAGTCTTGACGATCACGCTCTCAGGTCGTGAGGTCAGAGCTTTCAAGGCGGCGAGATCTTCTACAGTCAACGCCGTATCGAGGTTCTGCGATGCCGCCTGCGCGGTGGTGGCTCCGGTGCCGCCATTGGCGACGGGGAGAGTCCCCGAATCGAAGGGGAAGACCGTGGTGAGATACGCCCCGAGTTGGGCGGTGTTGACCCTAACCGACGACCCTGCCTGCACGGCTTCAAACTGTTCCGTCCCGCCCAGCGCGATGGCGGCCGGCAAATTCGGGATCTGTTGGTTGCTCATGTCAGTGGTCCTGTCTCGGGGACGTCAGTGTTGTTGTACGGCAGGCCCGGGTCATCGTTACCCGGCGCGTTGGGGTCGGTGCCCGGCTGCTCGTTGAGGCTCCCCGGGGCGGCGCCCGTCTGCTGCGTGACGCGGGTGTCGTCGTTCTGCGTGATACGCCCGTCGTTGCCGGGGATCGGGATGCCCGTCCAGAAGTCAACCGTGTCCTGCCCGCTGGTCGTGCGTTGCGTCGTGGAGGCGGCGACGAAGTCTTGAACGCGGGGGTTCATGATCGGCACCGGATCCGCAGGGATTACGATGGAGCGAAGCTGCTGCTGCTGGTCGTCATTGCACTTGCGGCAGACGAGAACGCGCGTGTTCTGCAGCGTCGCGCCGCGCCAATCCCACTGAAATTGTAGTGTGCTGTGCGTGTACACAAACCCGCAACGGTCACACACCCCCGCAGCTTGCGGCCCTGATGGGCTGATCCGAGCGCGACCCTGCCTGCTTGCGTAGCCCATGGCTACTCCGCCCAGAACAGGTGCCGTTCGTCGGCGGGCACCCTGTTCTTCTTGGAGATGTTGTCGAAAGCCGTAAGAACCTGAAGGTTCCACGGAACGTGAAGGCCCGCGAAGTTGCGGCCCTTTAAAGGGTGGATGTGATCAACATGATGCTTCACACCAGTCTGAACCGTCCGTGCTTCGGCGATGTCGTACATCTCTTGGATTTGCGCATGGTGAATTGCAGTAAGCCATGATGGCGCCGCGCTAACTTTCATCGCCGCGCGCCTTCGCTGTTTTGCGGCGAGTTTTGCGCTGTTTTTCACTGACCAAGTGCGCATGTAGTTTTTTGTGTACTCGGGGTGCTCTATCTGCCACACGCGCGCTTTAGCGCGCTCATTCTCAATATTCGCTTGGTAGAACTTCTTGCGATTAGCGCGCGACCGCTCGCGGTTGATGTTGTGCCACTCAAGATTGCGCGCCGCGCGACAGGTCTTGCAGCGTGAAGCGAGATTGTTGCGGTCGCCGCGCCCCGGCTTAACGCTGGAAAACGCGCCAAAAGGCTTAGAAACTCCGCAGCCGTTGCATGTTTTGGTGTCGGGCATGCCTCATCCTACCTCACTAGGGCCGATAATAACCCGCCAATTGCGGCGAGATGAATTGTGAGGCGACCTCGATGTTCTGTTCCGCCGCGATCTTGTACGTCTCGTCGGCGATGGCCTTGAGGCCTGCGGCGATCTGCGGGTTCCATACCTTGGCGAGCCGGTAGGCGAGGCCGTCGGCGAAAGCCTCAAGCCACAGGTAGGGAATCTCGACAGTCTGGCCGCTTGAAAATTCGGCGTCCTGCATCCTGCGGACGCGGTAATACTTGAGCGACGACGTGCTAGAGCCGTCCGGCACCGGCCAGAGCGTGACCGTCGGGCTGATTAGGCGGTCAAACCAGAAGACCGTCGGGAAGCCCTGTTGGGCCTTATTCGGGTACGAGGCGTACTCCGTGCGGCTGACGGGCATGATGATGCGGTCGGTGCTGACACCGCTCTGAGACGTCACCATGTAGGCGTCGAGGATCATGACGGTGTTGGCGTCGACCGGGTATGTCGAGACGCCCTGCGATACCGTCGTCGTCACGAGGTCGACGGCCCACAAGTTGACGCCTTGGTTCGCCCACGAGGCCAGCATCATGTTTGTCGCCATGCGAGCGCTCTGCATGTGTTCCTGCACGAGCGACGTCGGCCGAATTTGACAGAGATTGAACGCGTAAAGCGTCAGCTCGCCGAGGCCGGGATTGAAGGTATATGTGCCACTCGTCGTCATCAGAACGGCACGACGCCCGTCTGGGTGACCGTCGCCCTGACGTAGGCGGGGTTGGTGTTGCTATTGATTTGAATACGGATCCACAGCGGGGCGTAGGCCGCATTCGTGGTTGCTGTAGTCGCCCCCGCGGCAGCGAACGTATTCCACGTCATAGCCGCAGGCAGCACAGGGTCCGTTGCTGAATTGGGGTCATCGTTTGAGTACTGCACGGTGTAGTTGATCGTGCCTGAGACTACCGCCTGTACGGACGCATTCGGCAGCGCCCACTCGTCAAGGCGCACCCATGTCGAGCCGCCGACGCCGTTGGTGCCGATGGTTACGTTGCCCGTCGGTGTGGCGCTGGCGGTGACACTGGTGACCGTATAGAAATCGAGGGCGGTATAGGTCGACGTGTTGTTGACGCCGGCCACGGCCTCGCTGAGCACGTCGCCGGCGCTGTTTGCGCCCGTTACCGTGAAGGTAAGGGCTGTCTCGTCGGCGACCGTGGTGATCAGCACCCGGCGCGGCGCGCCCAGCAGGGCAACGCCGCCCGAGACGAGGGCACCGTTCAACGTGAAAGTGGCGGCGGGCTTCTGGGCTTGCGCGATGCCATCGGCATCGGGGGCGGCCAACGGACCCGCGGTGACAGTAATCGGGCGCATTTACGAGGCTCCTAGCATTTCACGTCCCACTTCTTCAGCGCGAGGTTAATGCGGCTGTTCGGATCGTGGGCGGTTTTTGAGGATGTCAGCTTTTCCTTCATCCCGCACATGCGGGCGCGGAAGCTGTCGCGGCGCGCGGCGGACGCCGGGCTGCCCTTGGCCTGCTCCGCGGTGACGGGCGGCTTGATGTTGTATCCGGTGGCGCGCAGGGACGCCCGGCCGGTGGCGTTCAAGCCGCCTGACGGGTTCTTTCCCTCGCGACGCTGCCATGCCGGTGTGCGGGCCATCAGGCACCTCGAAAAAGAGGACGGGGGCCGAGGCCCCCGCCGTAGGTCAGCAGCTGCTCTGCTTGCTGCTGCGGCCCCGAGCGGGGGTACCACTATGAGCCGAGGAGAGCGGGTTCATGTTCGAGCCCGTGCGGCCGCCGCTCTTGCGAGGCATGCGGCCGGCGTTGAGCTTGGACATCTTGCCCTGCATCTTCACGGTCTTGCCGCCGCGCTTGCGCTCTTCGGCAGCGTCCGTGACATCGTCGGCGCCGGGACCGTTGTACTTCCCGTTCTTCCGGCTGAGGTCTTCCTTGTAGGCGGCGACGCCGCCGCCGGCTTCACGGTTCTTGCGATGACGAGCCTTCATGGCCTGCCTCCTTACGACGGGTTGACGGCGATGCCGCTGGTGGCCGCTGTGGGCGCGGCGCCATCGACGTAGATCTGACCCAGCGAATTGGCGTCAGTGCCGAATTCGGTGATGCCGACGAGCGTGCATTCCTTCATCAGCAGCAGGCCACCCGCCGAAGCCGGGAGCGTCGCGAGGGCGCTCATGGTCGTCGAGGTTGACTTGATGCTGTTGATGAACGTGCAGCGGTCGAACTTCTGCCAGCGATCAATGCCGGCCGCGGCCGCCACGATGATGCCCAGCGTCGTCGCGGAACTCGTCTGGAAGGCGAAGTTGCAGCCCCTGAACGTGTTGCGCGCGGTGCCGCCCGAAAACTGCAGCGTGGCGTTCGCTACCGTGCGCGTCACGGTGTCGAGGCCAAGTTCGCAGCCTTCGAAGGTGTGCTCGCCGGTTCCGCTGATCAGCAGCGAACGGCTGGTGGTCGCCTGCGCCGAGGCCGCGTCGCCCGCACCACCGAACATGACGTTCGAGTAGTAGTTGCGGCCGCCGCTGTCGGTCCACGCGATCTGGCTGGCGCCGCCGGTCGAGAAACCGTTGAACACCGAGAAGTTCGCGAAGATGCATCCCGACGCCGACACCGTCACGAAATTGCCCGACCCGAAGGTCGCCATCGTGTAGGTGCCCGTCGGCGGCGCGATGCGAGCGCGCTGGCTGACCGCGGTCGGAGCACACATGCCAACGATGTGGCAGGCGTTCTTCGACCAGACCAGCGTGCCGGCGGTAGCCGTCGGGTCGAGTACCTGCGCATTGGCCAGCGACAGGCGCTGGGTGGCAGTCGTCGAGCCGTCGCCGACGATCACGGCCACGTCGTTCTGACCGGCCGTCATCTTGTAGTGCGCTCCGTAGAGCGTCTGGAGGGGGCTGTCTGCCGATCCGGTGTTGCCGTCGCTTCCGTTGACGTAGTCAACGAAGTAGACGCTGCCGGTGGTCAACGGAAGACCGGACATTCCCATGGTGGGAATGCCGGCTACCGCCAGCCCGCTCAGGTGAGTGATACCCATGTTGAGCGGCTCCTTATCAGGCGGTGGGGAACGATCCGAAGATGGACCTAAAGTTATAATAGCCGAAGCTATATCTCTCGTAGCCCTTCACCAGAAGGTTGTCGGTGACGAAGTCCACCTGCATGTCCGTCTCGAACTTGATGCGCTCCATGTAGGAGAGCCCGTCGATGTTGGTCATCAGGAACCACGCGTAGGCCGACGTGAGGAAGTCGTTGACCATGTAGCCCTCGGGCAGGCCGCCCGCGGTCGACATGATCGCGTTGACGTCGTTGTCGGCCGTGCCGGGGCGCAGCTCGGTCTTGGTCAGTCGGATGGCGACCGGCTCAAGCTGCGGCGGCACGACGAGCTTCCGGGCGCGGGCGAAGACCTTGAGGCCCGCCTGATCCTTGAAGTTCGTCCGGACCGCGATCATCGAGTTCAGCAGCGACGCCTCGTTGAGGTCGACCTGAACCGCCGGCTTGTTGGCGACCGTGCCGCCGTCGATGGGATGGTCAGTGGCGCAGAGCGCCTTGCCGTCACCGCCGATGGAGGCGTTGTAGGTGGTCGCCGTGTTCAGGATGTTCGCGCCGTAGATTTCCTTGGTCTGCTGGAAGCTCTCGATCAGACCGAGGTTCGACGGGTGGAACTGCGTCTTGTACAGGTTGTCGTCGATGGCCTTGCGAGTGATCGCGTAGCCGAGGGCGATTTCCGTGTGCTCCTGATTGTAGACGAAGCGTTCGCCGGCGCCGTTGTCGAAGGCAGTCTGGCCGCCTTCGGTCTTCAGCTGGGCGAGCCCGAGGTACCGCATTTCGGCGGTGCGCTCGAGCGCCATCTTCGAGTCGTGCTTGGTGAAGATCTTGTCGTACTGAGACGGGATCATCTCGTACTTGCCCTCGACGCCACGCAGGCCGGGGAGGAGCAAGTCCTTGATGGCGGAAAGATTAACAGCCATTGGTCATTACTCCTTAGCTGATGCCGGTGGGGCCGGCGCCGTTCGAGCGCAGCCATTCGTTGTTGAAGCCGACGATGACCTGATTGTAGGCCGTGGTCGGATCAGCACCGTTGGAGCCCGGCGGGGCGGCAATCAGGCCACGCACGATGAACGGGAGCGTTACCGTGGTGTTGACGCTGTCGAGGTAGGCACCGGACTGGCCGGTGGACGTGTTGCCCGTGCCGATGGCGAACTGGGCGTACTGGCCGACCTTTGAGCTGGTGACCGTGGTCAGCGTGCCCGAGATGTTGAAGGTCGTGCTGGCGCCCATGACGACGAACTGCGCGTTCGGGTCGTCGATGATGTAGGCTTCGACGTCACCCGAGGCGTCGCTGCCGGGCCAGTAGCTGTTCCACACGGTACGCTTCTGCGAGGTGGACAGGTACTTGCAGCCGACAAAGATGCCGGCGAGCGTGGTGGTGCCGGCCGCGGCCTGCGTGATGTAGCCGTTCGCGGTGGAGACGACCGGCATGACCGGGTCGCCGCTGTAGATGGCCGTGGTGTCGGTGGACGCAATCAGACGGGTCGACTGGGCGAAGGTGGGAGCGCCACCAGAGCCGCCGTAGTACTGACGGAAACCGAAAGGCGCGTTCGTATTCGCCATGTCGGAAACTCCTTTGTGAAGGAAGGTCCGCAGGCGTCCCGAGACGTCGCAAGAGCCGTGAAAATCAAAGCCTCGCACCGGGGAGGCAGCGTATATAATGCGCCAAGACGGCCAGCGGCTTCAA